CCAAGAGTAGGAGAACTGACGACTCCACCATATTGAAAAGCTTTAAAACTACCAGAACGAAGGTAACCACCTTGTTCTCCACCAAAAATATTACCAAAAAATGCACCAAACGCTCTATTTAAAAACAATGAAGCTAATTGTCTAGCTATACCTGATAATGATTCACTTAATGTCTTTGTTCCCTCTATAAGACCCATCACAGCATTAGTTGTTTCATTGGCTAATAAATTTGCTATTTCTTCTCTTGTTATTTTTAATTTTTTTGTTTCATCATTTAAAGT